CTGCACTTTTAGTTAATTGTAATTGTCCTTCTAATGAAGTATTGCCTGATACTCTAACAGTACCTAAAAATCCTGAATTACCTGTAATTGTTGTAGCACCTGTAATTTTAGCAGTGCCTACTAATTGAGTATTACCACTTACACATACATCTCCATCAAACTCTGCTTTACCACCAACAACTAATGTTCCTTCTAATGAAGTATTAGTTGATACTCTAAATGTACCTCCTACTCCTAGATTACCAGTTATAGTTGTATTGCCTGTAATAGTAGCTGTACCACCAACTGTTAAATTACCTATAAGAGCTGTATTTCCAGATACACAAACATCATCATCAAAGTCAGCTTTAGCTCCAACAACTAATGTACTTGCTATACTTACTGTATCTTGTAAATGCACTGCTCCTGCTACTGTTACAGTTCCACCTACACCTAAATTACCAGTAAGAGTTGTATTACCTACTATTGTACATGTACCACCTACAGTTAAATTACCTACTAAAGCTGTATTTCCAGATACACATACATCTCCATCAAACTCTGCTTTTCCAGCAACTGTTAATGTTGATGCTAAATTTACTGCACCTCCAACCGATAAAGCTCCACCTATTGAGGCAGCTCCACCAACTGTTGCAGTTCCTCCTACAGCTAAATTACCTACAAGAACTGTATTACCTGATACACATACATCATTATCAAAATCTGCTTTACCTCCTACAACAAGTGTAGTTCCTATACTTACTGCATCTTTTAAATGAGCTTCTCCTGTAACACTTAATGTAGAACCAAGCTGTACTGCTCCTGCAATAGTTACATGTCCACCTACATTTATATCTCCTGATACTGATACATCTCCATCAAATGTAGCATTACCTATAATAGTTGTTGTACCACTTACATATAAATTACCACCAACTGTTACATTTGTAACTGATATATTGCCTTGAACAAGAGCAGTAATATTACTTAAATTAGAACCATCTCCAAAAAATGCTGAAGCACATACTTTAGAACTTACATGAACATCTCCTGCTATTGTAACATTACCACCTAATGATACATTTCCTCCTACATCAAGCGTACCACCTATTGCAGTATTTCCTGATACAGAAACATCATCTTCAAATTCTGCTTTACCTGTTATATTAGATGTACCACCAATAGATACATTACTTGCTACTGTTAATGTACTTGCAAGATTAACTGCACCACCTACTCCAAGAGTTCCTGTTAATGTAGTATTACCTGCAACTGTTAAAGTTGATGCAAGATGTGTTGCACCTCCAACAGATAAAGTACCACCTATTGAAGCATTACCTGCTATTGTTGCTGTACCACCTATGTTTAAATTACCAGATACAGATGCATTACCTGCAACATCTAATGTGCTTCCTAATGATACAGCACCTGTTATAGTTGTAGTTCCACCTATAGCAACATTACCACTCACTGATACATCATCTTCAAATTCAGCTTTTCCTGTTATATTAGATGTGCCACCTATTGATGTATTTCCTGCTACATCTAAAGTACCACCTATTGTTGTGTTACCAGAAACTCTTGCTGTTGTTAAAAATCCTGCTGCACCACTTACTGTAGCCGTACCTAAAATATTTATATTACCACCTATAGAAACACCTGATGCAACACTTAATGAACTTTGTAAATGTGTTGCTCCAACAATAGTAGTAGTTCCACTAACATAAAGATTACCACCTATAGTTGCATTACCAACAGATATATTACCACCAATAGACATAGTAATACCTGTAAGATTTGATCCATCACCATAAAAAGCTGAAGCACAAACTTTATCTGTTATTTGTAAATTACCTCCTATAGAAGCATCACTTGATACTCCAAACTTTTTTCCTGCAAATAAATTATCTGTAACACTTAATGTGCCATCAATTTGTGCTGAACTTGTTGCAATTTGTAAAGCTGTATTAGATCCATCTCCTGTTTGAACATTAGTTAATGTTGTTGGAACACCTAGATTACCAGATGTACTAACTTGTAATAATTTTTTATATGTAGCATTAATTAGTTTATTTGTTAAATCACTCATACTGTACCCCATTTTCTATCATCTGGTTCTGGAATATCATTCCATGTTATATCTGCAAGTTGCCACTCTAAATTTCTACCACCATCATCTGGTCTAGCATTTTGAATTGTTGGATCATCTCTTGTATCTGGCACTCTATTTTGTGGATGATTTTTTAAATCATATCTACCATCAAAACATTGTGGACATCTTAATGTACCATAACTACTTAATCTCATTACTCGTAGTGGATAAACAAATCCACACTCATCACACATAGCTTTAGCATTTTTATCTGTAGCCATTAAACGCTTCTCAATTTAGGTTTAAAATAAATACTTGCTCTTTCTTTGTCTTCTTCCATTGCTCTTAATAATAATTCTTCATAATTTGATTTTAATAATGTAATTCTTTCAAGTGGTATACCTGGTCTTTTTAATCCCATATAATATGCAAGACCTGCAGTAAGACAAGGTAAAAATCTTACTGGAGCATCTGCATTTTGTTGAAATGATTTATTTGTATCTTGAACTTTACGTATTAATTCTACCTGTATAAGACCAGTTGCATCTGGTACAGGATATAAAAATATTTTAGGATTAGCTAAATTTCTTTTAACAGTATATTGTGTAGGTCTACCTGTTTGAAATTTATTAGGTATGATATGATATTCTTCAAATGATTTTCTTTCTAATTTAGTTTCTGCTGATGTGCTATTAGGTTGATATGTAACTACTAAAGCATCTATAGCTGATGAAGCTAAATCATAAGTTGTAACACTAGAAGCAACTGTTACTGTTGTTGTATCTGTATTCCAAAGTAATATGCCTCTATTTTGCCAATCATTTAACATTAAGTTAATAGAACGTCTAGCAGAGGCAGGCTCATGACCTAGTGTTTGTTCACCACCTATCATCTCTGTAGCTTCTTGTATTACTTCATCTATATCTAAATTAAAATTATATGTTCCTGATTGTGCCATTATACTTTTCTTAATTCCTTTAATTGTTTTTTAGCAGCTTTTGCTAATCTTGATTGTTCTGGCTTACCACCAAACTTTGCTCTTTGTTCTAATACAGTTAGTATTTGTATTTTTCTAGCATAAGGTTTTTTAATTCTTTTTACTTTAGCTATTGTTTTCTTTGCATCTGCTACAGTTGCATACTTAATACTTACTGTATCTTTCGGATTCTCGTCTGTATATAATCTACGACCAGAACCTTTAGGCTTTTTTCCTGTTCCTACTTTTGGATCTTTTGTTTTTCTCATTCTTTTTTATATAGTTTGCTATTTTTTGAGCTTGACCTTTATGAAGTCTAGAAGCTTTAAATAATTGTTTAGATACTTTTTTTAATTGTCTTACCATTTCTTTTTTTCTTTTTAAATGTTGCTACATTTGTAGGTTTACCACCTACTCCTTGTGCCTTTGCTCTTTTTCTTTTAACAGCAGATGCTCTTTGTCCTGCTGTCATTCTTTTAGCTTTTGCTAGTGGTACACATTTAGGATATTTACGTTTACTACCTTTAGCTTTTTTTCTACCACAAGGTTGAAACTTACCATTTTTTTTTGGTGCTCCTATATCTACCCATTTTTCACCTACCCATTTACGTAAACTCATTTATTCTTTATCCATTTATATATTGCATAAGTACCTAAACCAAGTATAATATAAAGTATACCATCAAACCAAGATATATTATGTATTGTATTAATTAATTCAGGTGTTATATTCATTTACGTTTCCTACGAGTAGTTTTTCTTTTCTTTGTAGTAGTTTTCTTTTTCTTTTTACCACCAGGTTTTACTTTACCAGAACAAACTGCAGATGCATACATATTAGCATAAGCTGATGGATATACATCAAACTTTCTTTTAGCTGCTGCTTTACCTTTTGGGCAAAGTTTAGCCATTACATATTACCTCTTCGTGCATTTCTACGTGCAGCCATACCAGATAATACTACTTTACCGGCTTTCTTTTTTATTAAACCACCTTTAGCTCTGTATTTAGATGTTTTACCACCACCCATACGTTTTACTACACCACCAGTTTTAGCTTTGTATTTACTTTTTTTCACGTTTTTTCTCCTGTTTATATAAATTATTAAATGTTGTATACGCATCAGTATAACTATCATGTATTTCTGCAGAATGAATATATTGACTTGGTATAAAATCCGGTGGACCTTCACCTGTTACCCATAAAGCAGGATTAGTTACTCTAACTCTATTATTAGGTAATGCCACGATATTACCTGTCCATTTATCTGCATCTATTAATTGCAGTACGTGACTTTGTTTGTGTTGAGCTGGGTCATCACTTATGTAACTATCAGTATAATCAACAGTAAACATATAACGACCTTTGTAAAACTCACCACCTATTTTACAGTACCAAGGACTAGAACTTATTCTATCCATCACTATTATAGAATGACCTCTAG